TGAAATCCCAACCTCTATCCATGCAATATTCTTCTGCATATTTCCATTTTGCTTGATTGATACCATACGTTACGACTTCATTGACGTATTTTTTTGTTTTACGTTGTTGTTTAATAGGCTCAAGTGTTTGTTTTTTAGGTTTTACTTCAAGTATTGACGTTTTTATTTGACCATCACGCTGAATTACTTTTACAAAAAAGTCTGGAAAGTACCTATGCCAACGACCATCAACTGGTGATTTGTATGGGATAATAATTTCTTCACTTCCCCATTGTATAATATTAGGATTTTCATCTAAATATTTCATTACACGAAGTTCCCAAGACGATCTATAAATGATGTTTGTATGATCGCCTTTGTATTTCTGTGGATTTCTTGGTTTGAATAGTCCTGAGTATGCCATATAAATATGTATTAATCTAACAAATAAAAGTATCTATAATGGCTAGTTTCAACATCAACTCACAAATTCCAACTTCTATTGGTGGTGTATCTATTCCTGGTGGTATAGGTGGGTTAGCACAAGGACCTCTCGCATCATTGTTTGGTAGTGCTAAAGGTAGTGGTACGATTTTAAATTATCCATCTAATTTAGGTGATTCTGTTATTCATCATTATGTTAAATTCACAATGCGTCAAGTGATACCTGCTGATTACGCAACACAAGGTGGTCAAAATACAAATGTTACAACCAATACTGGAGAAACACTAGCAACAACAGGAACAACAGGAACAATTCTTCCTTCCTTACAGGCCGCAACAAGTTATGCTCAAAATAAGCTCGGTGTTCAAAATTTACAAGCACAAACGAAAAAAACAGATAAAGTTATTCAATTGTATATGCCAGATAGTATTAACATGGCATACGACAATTCATATGATGCAGTCAGTGTACAATCACTCATAGGTAAATATTTGGCTGCAGGTGGTACATGGGAAGAATTATCAAAAAATTATAACAACTCGAATAGAAACACTATATTAGGAAAAACATCTGACTCTGCTTTCAAAACATCAACAAGTAAAAATGCATTAGCACTTGCTACTGCTTTAAGTAAGAATTCGGAATTCGGAAAATATTCAGATATTCTTCTCAAAGGTGCTGGATATTCAATCAATCCAATGTTACAAATGGTATATAAAGGTATTGGAATCAGATCATTTCAATTAGAATTTACTTTTACACCTAGAACAAAAACAGAAGCACAGAACGTAAAGAATATCATTGACACATTTAAGTTTCACTCTTTACCTCAAATCGATACAGGTTCGTTTTCCGGTGGCATGTTCCTTATTCCACCATCAATATTCAATGTATCTTTCATTAGTAAAAAAGCAGGTGGTGTTTCTGGACTAGCAAGTGCTCTTGCAGGTGGAAGTAATGTAGGTAGTGCTATTGGTTCATTTATTGATGGTGTAAAAACTGTTGGTGGAAGTGATGGTATTAACAGCGATGAAAACTTATTTTTATATAAAGTAGGTGATTGTGTATTGAAGAATGTTCAGATAGATTTTGCACCGAATGGTTGGGTTGCTCATGCAGATGGTGCTCCTGTTCAAACTAAGTTAACACTACAGTTTTCTGAAATGGAAATTATTGATAGAACAAGATTTACTAATAACGAGGTTAGATAATGTTATATTTCGATTCTTTTCCAAAAATTTTAGTCGATAGTAGCGATGGTCAAGTTATCTTAACCAATATTATGAGGAGAGTTACATTACTACCAAGTTTACAAAATAATCCATTAGTATATTATCAGTACGATTATCAAGACGGAGATAGACTAGATATAGTCGCATCAAAATATTATAGTGATGCATATCGTTATTGGATTGTATTGTTAGGTAACAATACAATAGATCCAATGTGGGATTTACCTCTATCATACAATGATTTCAATAATTATATTAATGACAAATATGCTGAAGCCGCTGAAGCAAATAATCAAACAGCATTAGCATATACACAAACTACTATTGATCATTATGAAATGACAATTACTACTGTTGATAGTTTCACATCAAACACTACAACAAATACTGTCAACATATCACAACAACAATATGCAAATACTATTACTGGAACAACAACAGCAACATTACCTAGTGGAAATACAGTAACTAAAACAATTGCAACTCAAGCAGTATCAATTTATGATAATGAAAATAATTTGAATGAAGCTAAAAGAACTATTAATATAATCAATGCTGTATATGCACCTGATTTGGAGAAACAATTAGCATATTTGATGAGTACGTAATATGGCAAATGCAACACCAACACCAGCAACTCCTGGTATAATTTTTCCTCAGGACTATGCGCTTAAATCACTTACACTATTAACTCCAGCTCAAACCTTCGATATCAAAGCATCAACAATAGAATTGTGTTACTATGAAGACATTTTCAGTAGCACTACATCAGGACATTTAAGTATGAGTGATGCATCAGGATATCTAAACAAATTAAGATTTAATGGTAATGAGTTTATTAGAATCATTTTTGGTAAAACAAAATCCAATATTAATAATATCGATGCGATTTTTAGAGTATATAAAATAGGAAACAGAACATTAGACAATAATATGCAATCTGAAGTATATACGCTGTATTTTTGCTCTGAAGAAATGATATTAAATGAACAATATAAAATTCAAAAATCATATCCTAAGAAAAAAATATCTGAAATTATTGATAATATTTGTAGTGAGTATTTAGGAATCGATAGTAGCAATTACACTATAGAAGACACTTACGGAACATATGATTTTATTATTCCTAATTTTAAACCATTTGAAGCAATAAATTGGTTATCAACATATGCTAGATCGGCATCAGGAAATCCTGGTGCAGATATGCTGTTCTTTCAAAATAAAGACGGCTTCCATTTTTTGTCTCTACAAACATTATTTGCAAATACACCATATAACACATATAATGTTCGACCACAAAATATTGGAAAAAAACAAGAATCATTATCAGACAAAGTATTAACAGATGTATTGTCGTATACTATACTTGATTCATTTGATGTATTGAGTGGTATTAATCAAGGTATATTTGCTAATCGTTTTGTAGGAATAGACCCACTACTTCAACGATATGAAATTACAGATTTTAATTATATTGGTGGTAATACTGATTATGCAAATAAAGCACAAAATTTAAATGGTAATCCTATTATCAACAATTATCAAAACAGATTCGGTGATGAAATATATAAAACATCTGAGGCTGTAGTTAAGATGAGTATTGTCAATTCCGGTCAACAATTAATTGATTATATTAAAAATAAAGTCGGTTCAGTAGCGCAAGACATCTATGCTGAAACTTATATTCCATATAGAACAGCACAACTAGCACTTGCTAATTACCATAGAGTAAGATTGAGTATTCCTGGTGATCCAGAAGTTAAAGTTGGTATGGTAATCACGTTTAATTTACCTTCAACAGAATTTAGAGTAAACGATGAAGTAAGAAAAACACTTGATTCATTTTATTCTGGAAATTATCTTGTCACAGCAGTAAAACAATTTATTAATCCTAATAGCAACGGATATACAACAGAAATTGAAATAACTAAAGAAAGCGTACCAAATCAAATTGGTACTATTGATAATACAAGCACAATTTGGAAAAACTCAAGTAAAGGCAAGACACAATGACAGTAATGAGTAAACCAAATTTCTTAGGAATGTCCGGTTTCTACTGGTGGATAGGTGTTGTTGAACAAAGAATCGACCCATTATATCTCGGTCGTGTGAAGGCTCGTATCTTTGGTCTACATACAGATAATTTACAACTTATTCCTTCTGATGATCTACCATGGGCACATCCTGTTGTTCCACTCAATAATGCGGATACATCTCAAGTACCTAAAGAAGGACAATGGGTAGTAGGTTTTTTCTTAGATGGTGCATCATGTCAATCACCAGCATATTTTGGTGTGATACCAGGTATACCTCAAGACCCACCTGACATACCACCACAAGTTGGTTTTAGAGACCTGCGTACAGCAGATGAATTGGCTGAAGCACCTGCTACACCAGCAAGTGTAGAAATGCCTACAGATGGTTCTGGTGCTACAGTAACAAATCAACCCGCACAACGATTTCCTTTTGTGTTTGGTTTTCCTACTTTACCCACTTTAGCGATTAATGATCCTAATAATCAACCACAAGAAATTGTAGATAGATTAGAAAATACAGTAGAAAATATTCAAGGACCAGATGCAAAAAATTTAGCAGATACGATTGCGGCCGCAGGTGAAGGTGCATTAAGTGCTATTACAGGTTCAATACCAGATATTAAATCATTACTTCCTGATCCATCATCATTAGCATCAAGTATCAATGTCAGTGATATTTCAAGTAACGTAACGTCAGCCGCAACAGATGCGTTGTCACAAGCAAAATCTGCGATTTCTAGTTCTGTACAACAAGCATCTAGTTTATTAAATTCAGATGAATTTAAATCAAATTTATCACAAGCACAATCACAATTTCAATCAGCATTTGCTGAAGCACAAGGAAAACTAGCAGATGCACAAGCACAAGCACAAGCATCAATATCAGCAGGAATTTCGGATTTATCATCACAAGTAAGTGGTATCGCAGATCAAATTTCATCAAAATTAAGTAGTCTTGCTGGTGGAAATATATCTACTCAATTTCCAGTGAATTTGGATGGAGGAATTCCTAAAGTAGATATTTCTGGTTCATTAAGTAGTATTACAGGGCAGTTAGGAAGTATTATTCCTGGTGGATTGAGTAGTATAACAAGTCAACTATCAAATCTTTCACCAGAAATAAGTAGCAGTTTATCGAATATTAACTTAAGCGATATACCATTGAATATACCATTGAATCAAGTAGATACTGCAATTGGCTCTCTTGGTTCTCAGATTTCACAATTACAATCACTCGTAAGCACGTTAGGTAAATAATATGTCAGATTTGATTACACTATTACAAGCACAGATTACTAAATTACAAGCACAAAAATCTGCATTAGAGGAAGTGTCTGCTAATAAAAACACATATAACGCTAAAGCTGATCAAATTGAAGCGGTTGCTAATCCGAATAATGAGTTTAGTGAACCAAAAACTGCATATGCACCACAATATCCATACAATAATGCAAAACAAACTGAATCTGGTCATTTAATGGAATTTGATGATACACCAGGTGCTGAACGTGTATCAATAGGACACAGAACAGGTACATTCTACGAAATTCATCCTGATGGTTCAATGGTGGAGAAAATTGTCAATGATAATTATCAAATTATTATGAAAGATGATTATATCCAAATTCAAGGAAAAGCAACAATCTCAATACAAGGTGCATGTAAAGTTTTAGTAGAAGGTAATGCACAATTACAGTTCAATGGAGATGTTAACTTAAAAGTTGGTGGTAATATGAATATGGCTGTAGATGGTTCATTTACAGCAACGGCAAGTGACTTCAATTTTGTCGGTCCAATCAATCAAGTGGGCGATTTTAAAAATACAGGTAATATTTTGACTCAAAGCAATATTTCTGCTAACTTAAATATTGTAGCAAATCAAGATATTAAATCATATGCAAATGTAATAGATTCAGTTCGTGCTATGGCTGATGATAGACAGATTTATGATGGTCATACGCATCCAGATCCACAAGGTGGAGATACAGGAACACCAAATCAACAAGAATAATGGAAATTTCGAAATTTTGGGTTTCCGCCATGAAAAATTTGGCGGGGTATCCGGGTTCTAAAAAAGTCATTTTACTTTTGGCTTAAAAGGTAATAAATAAAAGATGGGAACACTACAAAAAATATATTCAGACTTAGACATGATGTTCACTCGTCAGCCAGTGACGAATGATGTCGCCATGAGTTATGATGATCAGGCAGTAATTCGCTCAGTCAAACAATTGTTACTTACAGAATATTATGAGAGACCATTTCAACCATTAGTTGGTACAAATCTTTCTGGTATTTTATTTGAAAATGTTGACGATTTAAATTCTAGTGTAATTTCTGATGAAATTGCTCTTGCTATAGAAAATTTTGAGCCGAGAGCAATCGTTGATAGTATCGATGTTACTGCTTATCCTGATCAAAATTCTTTTTTTGTAAAATTAACAATATACATTGGTAACAATACAACACCTACCGATGTAACTCTGATACTAGAGAGGACACGATAATGGCCGGCGCCAACTCTAACATACAAGTCACAGACTTAGACTTCAATAATATAAAAAGTAACTTTATTACGTACTTGCAGGGTCAAGATACGTTTAAAGACTATAATTTTCAAGGTTCAACATTAAATACACTATTAGATATTTTTGCATATAATACGCAATATAATGCATTTTATCTTAATATGGTTGCTAATGAAATGTTTTTAGATTCTGCAACACAACGTTCATCTGTTGTTTCACATGCAAAATTACTAAATTACATACCCAAATCTTCTATAGCACCAACTGCAAAAATTAATATGACAGTTTCTGGTACTAGCGGACCGGTTACTATACCAGCATATACAAACTTTATGTCTGAAGCAATCAACGGAGTTAACTACAACTTTGTAACAATACAAGGTAACACAGTAAATTCAGCAAATGGTGTTGCAACATTCAATGAAATTTTATTAAAACAAGGTATTGTTTCTACACAATCATATACTGTTGATAGTACAACTAACCCATCATATACATTCGAAATTCCAGATTCTAATGTAGATATCACTTCGTTGTCTGTTCAAATACAACAATCACTATCAAATACATCATATCAAGTTTTCACTCAAGCAACAGATTTTCTTGGACTGAATGGTTCCAGTCAAGTATACTTTATACAAGAGAGTTTAACAGGAACTTATGAAATCTATTTTGGTGATGGTATTTTAGGTCAACAACTTAATGATGGAAACATTGTTAATTTAAGTTACATTGTAACTGATGGTAGTGCATCTACTGGTGCTAATAATTTTGTTTTGATGGATTCAATTACAGGAATCACTCCAGTTGGTACAACAATATTTCCTGTAGTTCCAGCATCTGCTGGAGGCGATAAAGAAACAATCGATTCAATTAAGTTTACTGCACCAAAATCATATTCGGCACAAAATCGTGCGGTAACAAAAGATGATTACATCACTATTCTAAATCAAAATACATTAGGATATCAGTTTGATGCTGTTAATGTATGGGGTGGACAAGAAAACAATCCACCAGTATATGGACAAGTATTTGTGAGCATCAAGCCTTCAGGTGGATATTCATTGACAACAACAGAAAAACAAGATATTATTGATAACATCTTGAACCCGGTTAGCATTATGACTGTAGAACCTGTTATTGTTGAACCAGATTACACATACATTCGTGTAAATGCTAATGTTTTGTATGATCCTAAGAAAACTATTTTGGATCCATATACACTCCAATCTAATATTCAATCTGCAATCGTAAATCAATTAAATAGTACACTAAACACATTTAATTCTACATTTAATATTGCTAGTCTCATTTCAACTATTCAAAATGTTGACCAATCTATTATTGCAAACGAAAATTCGATTCAAATTGCTAAGAAAATATATCCAAATTTGACTACATCTTTGAATTATACATTAAATTATGCAGTACCTTTACAAAAAGGAGTATTGACAAGCGGTATCTATAGTTATCCGTCAATGCAATATCTTGTCAATAACAATATTGTAGATGGTGTCTTCTTAGAAGAAATTCCATCTACAACTGGTGGTATTGCAGAAATTCAAGTATTGAATCCTGGTTTCAGTTACACGGTAGCACCCACAGTTACTATTTTAGGTGATGGTACTGGTGCAACAGCAGAAGCAACTATCGTTAATGGTTACATCACGAATATTACAGTAACTAATGCTGGTTATGGATATACACAAGCAGTTGTTCAAATTACAAATGCAACGAATGATTCAACAGGTCAATTGGCGGCAGCCCAAGCGATTATTGAATCACAAACAGGTGCATTGAGAACATACTATAATACTGCAAGCACAAAAAACATATTAAATACAAATGCAGGAACTATTGATTATACTAATGTTATAATTACATTAACAAATTTTGCACCATATGCAATCGATAATACGCTTGAGAGTCTTTTAGTTGTTGCTACACCAAAAACCTCAATTATTGAAACACAACAAAATCAAATTTTGACAATAGACTTAAATGATTCAACATCTGTTGTTGTTAATCTAGTTGCAAAACAATAAAAATGATACCAAATAATTTTAAAACAAGTCTTCTAATACCATCGCAGTTACCTGCGTTCATACGTGAAGATCCTAACTACGCAACTTTTGTTGCGTTTATACAGGCATACTATGAGTGGTTAGAACAAGAAAATAATATTACTGACAGATCGAAAAATATCTTAAATTATATTGATGTTGATAACACAACAGATGAATTCATTCAATATTTTTTAAATGATTTTCTTCCATATTTTCCAAATGATTTGTTAGCAGATCAAAAGAAATTATTAAAAGTAGCAAAAGAACTATACTCTGCTAAAGGTACACCAGCATCATATAACTTCCTATTTCGTGTACTTTATAATACTGATTGTAATCTCTACAATACCGGTGACACAACATTCAAAACATCATCAGGTGTTTGGTTTATACCAACAGCAGTTCGTTTAAATACAATAGACCCTACGTTAGAAACAATTAAAGGTTTGAGTTTGCTTGGTTTAAAGTCAAATGCTTTTGCTAATATTGAAGTGGCCACAATTCAAGGAAATAAAACATCAGTTTATATTTCTAAATTAACTAGAGCATTTATTTCGGGTGAATTTGTTCAACTCGTATACAACGATTTGACACCAGCGTATTTTTTAAATGGTCAAATAGTTCCCGCAGGTACAGTAGGTGCAACCACATTAGAATATGAAATTATTGGTAGTGTATTAAATGTGACCATTAATCCTAATGCAAGAGGTCTTTATTATAGTCCAGGCGATCCAGTTGTATTCTATGGTGGTTCAAGAGCAGGAATATCAAACACTGGTGCTAGTGCTGAAGTATTCTCTGTAAGCACAGGATCTGTTGCATCGCTATATTTGACTAATGGTGGCTATGGATATAGAGACCTAGGAAATACTACAGTAACAATTACTGGAAACGGTACAGGAGCTGCCGCAGTTATTTCTGCATATGACACTGCAAATAGTTTCCCGGTTAACTTTGTTGATGTTGATGTTTTAGGTCCATTTATGAATTCAAATGTGACTATAGCAAATACGAATACTGGATGGGCAAATGCAACATCTAATATTCTAAACACAACAATGATCAATGCGTTCTCGTTCTTATCATTCAATGTAAGTCCACTACTTGCAGTTCTATTAACTTCACCAGGTACTGGATATCCTAGTGTTCCATCTATCTCAGTAAATTCTTCATATAAAGATACAACAAATACATCACATGATATCAGTACGCTAGGAATTCTAGCACCATTACAAATTGTTAATCCTGGTTTAGGATATACAACAAATGATAAGATTATCATTTCTGGTGGTAGCGGTATTGGTGCATATGCAAACATCGCAACTGTTAATGCGAACGGTGCTATCACTTCAGTTAAATATGTTTATCCACCAACTGGTCCAGGCCCATATGGTGGTATTGGATATCAAGGTGGTTTACCTGTAGTAACAATCAGCACAGCAAATGGAACTAACGCATCTATTGTTGCAACAGGTACTATCGGTACAGGTGCTCAATTTGTTTTAACAAGTTCACAATTAGGTGCAATTCAATCTATTTCAGTTCTAGATGGTGGTATCGATTATATCACATCACCAAACGTATCTCTACAAATATTTGATATTGAAGTAACCAATCTTCTTTCTTCTGACTTACCGCAGTCAGGTGAATCCGTATATCAACAACAAGCGAATACTAAAACATTTACTGGATATATTGATAGTGTAACAGAAATATCTTCGAACAATATCAATCAATTGAGTTCTATTTGGAAATTACGTTGCTATAATTTTAATACATATCCAAATACCTCATTACCTTTAATTATTGATACTAGTAACATTTCTATGAACATTGTACCGAATACGCTTACTACGTACGGTGATGGTCAAGCAGAAGCAACTGTTCAATTCTCAAGTGGAACTTATACAGAACCAGGAAGATATTTAACTATTTCTGGACAACCAAGTTCATATTCAATCATTCAAAGTGAAATGAATAATGGGTTCACATATGAAATTTATGTCGAAAAAGAAATTGCACGATACAGAGATGCATTATTAAACATTCTACATCCAGCAGGTTTGAATTTCTTTGGTGTTAATATTATTCCAGATTATTTACATGAATTTAATTATAATGTTAGTGGTGAAGAACAGATTAAACATACTTTACAATATGTAACTGGCTCAGCAAATGCTATGGCAACAATTTCTTTAGTTTCTGGTTGGTCATCAAATACAATTACAATTTCAAACAATACAAGTAACTTAGCGAATGTAATGAGTGTTGGTAATTACTTCTCATTATGGGATAGCGATGCAGACATGGGAATCTATAGTATGATTACCTCTATTTCAGGAAACACTATTACGGTTCAAGATAGTATACCATTATTAATGACAAATGTTGCTTATGCATATGCACAGAGTAATTCAATTCATATAACATCATTCACTAACACATTGGATTACTTGTATGGCCCAGGAAATTCTGATGATGATGGACCAGATCTTGATGATGCCGCAATCAAAGGTGACCTTGTTACAATTAATAATACAATACAGACAGTAACATCAGTAGATTATACAAATAATATTATCTACGTTGCAAATACAATTGGAACAATAGGAAATGCTAATAATCCTGTATTAATCACAACACAAAGACATTTTAATACAGCAAATGCATACTATTACACTTTCATTTAATCATGATAAATAGTTAATTAAAGAAGAAAATACTATGGCAAATATCGGAACACTTACAACTCTAGGCAAAACAGTAGAAATGGAGCAGATTTATTTCTCTCCAGTTGTTGTTTTACCTACTAACATCAATGTACCTCTTTCATCATTCTACAGTTTCATTGGACAAGTATTACCTTGGCCAAATGAAGCTATACCACCAATTCCTGATCAGAGTGTTCGAGGACTAAAAACAGTTATGAATAATATTATTGCGGCTAAAAAAGTCACTCCGCAAGATATTTCACCTATTATTAATAGAAATAATTGGACTGCAAATACTGTATATAACTATTATCGAGATGATATAGATTTATTTAATACAACATATACATTAAGTAATACTAATATACAATCAGGAAATACGTATATCACTACGTCAGATGCAAACACAACAAATTTAACTTACAATGCGGTCATTTACGGAAATGGATTGCAATTAGGCTCAACAGTACAATCATTCAATACTGCAAATGGGGTTACAACAATTCAATTGAATTTACCAGCAACAAGTAGCGTATTAGAAAATACTCAATTTACTGCATCGACGCCACAAACATTTTATATAAAAAACAGATATGATCAAGTATTCAAGTGTTTATGGAACAACAATGGTGCACCATCTACAATAGAACCATCTTTTGCACCTGGTGTATTTCAGTCTAATGATATTTTCCAAGGCTCAGATGGGTATAAATGGTACTACATGTATACTATAGATCAAGGAAGTAAACAAAAGTTTATGGATTCAAACTGGATTCCAGTCGCTGTAGGTGAAGCATCACCTAACCCATTAGTTACTACACAAGGCAGTGGTTCATTAGATACAATTAACGTGGTCAATGGTGGTTCTGGATATGATCCTGCAAACTCTGCGGTTTATGTAACTATTACAGGAAATGGTCAAGGAGCGGCCGCACATGCAGTTGCTAATAATGGTGTCATTACAGATATTGTTGTTGATAATGCAGGAAATAACTACACATATGCGACAGTTACAATCTCATCAGCAAGCGGTACAGGTGCTCAAGCAGTAACTTATCCATCACCTATTGGTGGACATGGTTATGATCCAGCATCTGAACTTGGTGCAAAATCATTAATGTTGACTGCAACATATAGTCAGAGTGAAAATGGTTATGTTCCAACAGATATTTCTTATCGACAAATTGGTTTCTTAATTAATTCAGTTGACTTAGAAACCAATCCAAATCCAGCTAATTCTACAATATATTCATGTACTACTAACATTCAAGTTTCAGGTGGTTCATTAAACTACACACCATCAGAAACAGTATATCAAGGAATATCTCTTGCATCAGCAATATTTACAGGAACTGTAGTTGATTTTGATAGCGGAAACAATATTGTTCGCTTGATAAATACTACAGGTACAGCGCAACAATCTGCTCCAGTATATGGTGCATCATCAGGTACTATCAGAACAGCATTGAATATAACAACACCAACATTCGTAACAAATTCTGGTTATGTTGTTTACGTACAAAATAGAACAGCAACACAAAGAAGTTCAGATGGAACAGAACAATTCAGAATTGTATTAGGATTCTAAAGGAAAAAGATGGAAAATTTTAATCAATACCCTTACTATGATGACTTTGATCCAACAAAGAATTTTCATAGAATACTCTTTAAACCAGGTTACTCTGTACAGGGTAGAGAGCTTACACAATCCCAAACAATACTGCAAGACCAAATTTCTAAGTTTGCATCTAATATTTTTCAACAAAATACACCAGTCACTGGTGGACAAGTTACAACAAACTTAAACTGCTATTATTTAAAACTTAACGGCGCATATAATGGTTCATCTATTAAAGCCGCAAACTTCTTAAATCAAACAATTACAGATGTTACAGGAACAATCATAGCTAAAGTAGTTGCCACTGCTGAAGCAACTAATGCGGCAGGTACAGGCGATCCACCCACACTAATTATCACATATAGTTCTGGTGTACAATTTACAGACGGTACACAAATTTTTGCTAAAGGTACAAACTTTGTTGCAACTACAATTGGCACAACGTTATCAGGTAATACAACATGTACAGGCCTTTCATCTGTTGCATCTGTAGCACAAGGTGTATATTATATCGTCAATGGTTGGTCACAATCATCATCACCTAATCCAGATGGCACATATACAAAATATTCTATTGGTAATTTTGTAAATGTTGCTCCACAAACTATTATTCTAGACAAGTATGATGCTACACCAACATATAGAATTGGTTTACAAATTAACGAATCTATTGTTGATTATACTACAGATACATCTTTACTTGATCCGGCAGTAGGTGCATCAAACTATCAAGCACCAGGTGCTGATCGTTATGAAATTTCATTAACACTTACAGCATTACCATTGACTTTAGGTAGCGATGATAGTTTTATTGAGTTAGTTCGTATTGAAAATGGTCAATTGATTAAGCAAGTAAATGGTACAGTATACTCAGTAATTGATGATTATTTTGCCAAACGTGATTATGAAACAAATGGCGACTACATTGTTCAAGATTTCAAATTAATTTCATCAGCCAATGGTGCTATGAATACTAATATGGATCTAGGTTCAGGAAGTGATCCAAATTCATATGATTTATCAATTGGAAAAGGTGTTGCATATGTTCGTGGTTATCGTATCGAAAATCAATCACAACAACTGTTAAACATACCTAGAGCAAGAACAACAAACACAATACAAACAAACAACATTTTTGTTGATTATGGTAATTATTTTGTGGTTGATACATTAAGTGGTATATTTGATGCAACATCACAACCGTATGTCGATTTACATTGTGTTGCGTCTGCTAATATTGGACTATCAGGTCAAACAAATTATACTTCAACCTTAGTTGGATCAGCAAGACTTAGAGGATTAAAGTACGTCACATCACAAGGTGCAAATACACAAACATATATTTTCAATGCATACGTATGTGATATTGCAACAAACACATTATCAGGAACAGTAGCAAGTGCTACATCAACAACTCTTGTTGTAAATGATACTTCAGGCACATTTTCAAACATTAATGGTGCATATGTCGGTGTAACATTGTCGATGACATCTGGTGGTGATGTAGGAAATGCCCTTGCGATTACTGGATACACAGTTTCTGGTAGCACAAAAACATTTACTGTTGAAACACCATTCATTGTAACACCAAGTTCAAGTGATACATTCAGTCTTTTATTTGCAATCAATGATATTGATTGTATTGTAACACAAAACGGATACACATCACTAACCGCAAATGCAAATATCAGTGTAGTTGGTGGAGGCAAATCTGGCCCAACACAAACAAGTCCTACTGTACTACAAAGTTCAGGTACTTCTGAAATGATATTCCCAATAGGCAATCCATATGTTGCAAATGTTGCGAATACATCATTTTATTCAACTATGTTATTCAGAAATCAAAGATGGAATAATACAAGCAAAACTTTAACATTGAGCATTAGTCAGCCAGGTATCTCGTTTGTTGGTCCATTGAATACTGGACTATATGGAGAACAATTTAAACAATTATTCACTATTGTCGATACAACAACAGGACAAATTCAAGACTTCACATATTCAGGCAATACTGCAACATTATCAACAAACACAACAGTAATGTTTAGTTCTAGTGTATATGGCACTGATACAAATCCTGTTGATGTTTATGCACAAGTATTCATTCCTAATGGTGAAGGTGCTAGTTCTGTATTGAAATATAAAACTCTAGTAACTGGTAATACATCATATTGTCCAGCACAAGCATCATTTACAACAGTTACATCAAACAATTATGTTGATTTAACAACAGGTCAAGCATACATTCAAAATAATGTAATTGGTACATCAGCAATCAGTTTGTATGTTAATGATGTAAAACGAATCACAAAGATTATTGATACTGGAAGTACAACAACAACACCATTCAGTTCCTCTCTTTCAGGATTCAAAGACATTACAGGATCATTCTCTTTTGATAATGGTCAACGTGATAACTCATATGAATTTGCAACAATCACTTTAATACCAGGTGCAATTAAACCAATTGGTAATATTTTAGTGTGTTTTGATCATTATTCACACTCTGGTGGTGATGGATATTTCAATATACAATCTTACATCAATGAAGAATATGCATCAATTCCATCATATACAGCAAAAGATGGAACAACATACGCATTAAGAGATTGTATGGACTTTAGACCAGCAAAACAAAATGCGACAACATCTGGTGCATGGGAATACAATAACAATCCAACATCTTCACCATACAATGGTGGTATTTTATTACCACAAAATAATGTAGGTATTATTGATTCTTATGCATATTATTTAGGAAGACAAGATTTACTTGTTTTAACAAAAGATAGTCAATTCAAAGTAATATCTGGTGCACCAGATTTGAAACCTATTCTGCCTGATGCACCAAGTGGATCTTTAGTTATTGCGAATTTGATTCATGATCCATATACAGCATATGTTCCAGGTGAAAATCCTGACGGTGTTCCTGCCAATCTATCGATTAATAAGATTGCACACAAAAACTGGAGAAAATCTGATATCACAGATTTACAAACTCAAGTTGACAATATGGAATATTATGCCGCACTAAATCAACTAGAAGCAAGTGCCGCGGCAACTCAAGTACCTGATAATAATGGTATCACAAGACCTAATTATGGTATTCTTGTTGACGATTTCAGTTCGTTTGCAACTGCTGATAGCACACAGCCTAACTATGCGGCTAATATTAACATTCGCAAAAAACAAATGGGACCTTTAAATTCTGTTACAAACTTCCAATTACAGAATCCACAAGTTTTAAATTCATTAGGAACAGCAAACAACTTTAATACATTTGCAGTTAATAGTATTTCCGGAACTCAAACTAACATTTATACTTTACCATACACTACTGCTAATCTAATCTCACAAGTTTTAGCAAGTAATACAGTAAGTGTTAATCCATTTAGCGTTGTAGTTGAGCAAGGTTTCTTAAGTCTCAACCCACCAATGGATAATTGGGTAAACACTGTTGAAGTTCCAATGATAACAATCAATGATCCAACACTACAGTTTAGTCAACAAGCCGGAGGCGTTAACTTGACTAATGCTGGAGATTTTGCTTCATTGCCTGGTACACAACAACTGTTAACTTCATCACAAACAACAATTACAGCAACCTCTGGTGTTAATTCTACATCTAATCCTACAGCATCATTCATAGCACAACCTGCTCAAACATATGTTGCTCAAACACAAGGATTAAATTCTGCTCAATTATCATCTGCATCATCACCTGCATTGTCAGTATCTAATGGTTATGTAAACAACGATGCAGTTGTTCCTAATATCAGACCCCAAGAAATTATTGTTAGAGCAAAAAATCTATTAGTCAACTCTCCTATACATTGTTTCTTTGATGGTACATTAGTTGATCAATGGATGACATCTCCTAATACAATTGAATTAACTAATGTTACAGGAACATTCAATCAAGATGATATTGTAGGTTACTATGAACCTTCTGTAACAGATTTCTTCCCAATTGCTCGTGTTGTTTCTGCATATAACTACCCAGGTACATCTAACTGGCGCTTATATATTGCAACTATGATCGGTTTACCTTCTACTGTTACAACAAATGCTACATTCCAAAACGCATTTTTTGATATCAATGGAAACTACATAGGACAAACTGCAAGTGGAACAGTATCGTTAAATGGTAAAACAATCACAGATTTACATACTAGCGGTATTGTTTCAAATATTGGTGGTGGATTTAAAAATTCAGCAAACACTTCATTACCAGCAGTAACAAATTATAAATCTGCTATCGTAAATGGATGGTCAGATTTCTTAAATAACTATGGTGCATGGGGAGATAATAGTGATGGATCATCTTGGAATTCATCATCATATTCATTCACACCTACTATAACTGGCACATACACAGTAACATATGCTGGTGGTGATATTTCTACTTCAGGTATATACTTCTCTACAACATCAGGAAGCACCGGAACTCAAGTGGGTTCTACTATTTCTAGTTTAACTACAGACCCACAAACAATAACATTAAGTTTAACTGCTGGCACAACTTACTATTTGAATTATGCATTAACTAATACTGGAGGTGGAGCATATACTGGTCCAGCATTTGCATTGACAGTATCCGATCCAAGTGGTAATATTGTATGGGATACTTTAGCGCCACCAAATATTACTACTACATCAGGTACAATTTATAATATGCCTCAAGGTGGTAATTATTATATTGGTGCAACATCACTACAACTAGATGGTAATGCATCTACTGCAAACAACATCTATATTGGTTCTAGTATTACTATTAAATCTACATATACTTACACATACAATTATGGTTCAGTATACTATCCACCTCCACCACCATTTAGTGGCGACGGTGACTGTGGTAACGTTTCTCGTTATCAGGCCGCTGTTGCTCAATACAATGCACAGATTAATCAAGAGGTAATTAGTTTACAGAATCAAACAATTACATTATCTACAACTGGAACATTTACTGCAAATATTACAGGATACAATGGTGTAACTAAAACAGTAACGCTTGATACTCCAGTTAATATTTCTACTGGATACAATAATCAATATGGACAAATTCAATCTCAGTATACCATAAATGGTACTGCAACTTCTGTTGCTGATGCAATTAGTGTTGGTTCATCAATACCTAGTTTATCAACCAATGAGAATGGTGAATTTGTTGCTATATTCAACGTTCCAGGTTCTATGTTCTGGACAGGTCAACGTGTATTCAGAGTTGATAATAGAAGTATCATGAATATGCCATCATCTGCAACAACATGGGCAGAAGGAACATTCTGGGCAACAGGATTACAATCAACACAACAATTACCAGATTTCGCTTCTACAGTTGATTCTACGTCTGTTACATTCAATCAAACAGCACAGACTGGATATAATCTTGTATCACAAGCACCTAAGATTGATCCGATTGCTCAAACATTCATGGTGGATAAAACAAATTATCCAAATGGTGTATTCTTAAATTCATTGAATTTATTCTTTGCACCATTTACAAATAATAATACACCTAACGTACCTGTTTCTGTTTATCTATTGAATACACTGAATGGATATCCAACAGGACAAGCATTAGCACACTCTACAGCAACAGTATCATCACAGTTTGTTAATACGTCTACAAACCCTTCTACAAGCAATACTGCTACTGCTACTGTGTTCACATTTGATGCTCCTGTTTATATTCAACCAGGTGTTTTATATGCATTTGTTGTTCAATCTAGTTCAGCAGATTATAACTTATGGTACGCACAACAAAATGAAATAGCAATCAACTATGCATCCGGTGGAGTACCAACTAAGATTGGACAAACTCCATATACAGGTTCATTGTTTGAATCACAAAATTCAATTACATGGACTGCTGATCAAACTAAAAATCTAATGTTTGAAATTGATCAATGTGTGTTCTCTAATCCTGGTGGATCAAATATTCAATTTGTTGTACCAAAAGGATTACCATATAGAAAACTTGGTCGTCACGATATTCAACATAGTATCAGTGCTAATAGTGTTCCCAACGTATATTCATTGTATGCACAAAATCAACTTGTAGATGCAATCAATGTTTCTACAACAGATTTTATTCCTACAGGAACATCAATTAATTATTCATATCAAACAACATTAGCAAGTACAGGTGCAGTAACTTCTCAACAACCTATCAATCCAGGTAAATATGGTACACCAACACAAGATAATGTTTATCTAAATGACGGACAAGGTGAACGTGCATTATTTAAAAATTCTGCAAATTCTTTCCAATTATATGCAAGTTTAGCAACAACAGATACAAATGTGTCACCAGTTATTTCTGATGATGGTGTTTCACTGTATTCCATTGTATATCATATTAACAACATGGGTATTGATGGTAACATCATTAATGTTGCAAACACAGGTACAGGATACAATGCAAATACTTTATCGATTACATGTTCTGCACCCGATGTAGGTTCTGACTATCCATTATTTGGATTTAAACAGAACACAGTCACTGGTGGCATTACATCAATCTATACAACATATCCTGGTTCTGGATATCACACCACACCAACAATTACAATTAGTGATCCATCTACTCGTAGCGGAAATACTAATGCTGTAGTAACAGTACAAGGCGAAACATCACCATTTGGTGGAAATGGTTATGCTAAGTATTTTACTAAGAAAGTAATCATGGTACCAGGTAATGACTCTGGCGATATGCGTGTTTATTATTCAGCATATAAACCAATCGGAACTGATGTTCTTGTATATTATAAGATTCTAAGCTCTGCTGATAGTTCTCAATTTGATGCCCAATCATGGCAACTAATGACACAGACTACTGAAGTAGGAACATACTCAACAGATAGAAATGATGTGATTGAGTTTGAATGTGCTCCAGGTACATCTAATCAAGCTGCCAATAAGATTTCTTATACAAGCACTAATGGTAAAACATATAACAATTTTATTCAATTCCAGATCAAAGTTGTAATGAAAACAAACGATAGAACTAATGTGCCTTTCTTATCAGATATTCGTGCTATCGCATTACCATCAGGAACTGGTTTATAATATGCTTGTTAAAGTAACAGACACCCCATTTGTTAGAGACACCACTAGTATGGGTCTAAGTAATACCGATAAGGCTGTTAGAAATGAATACGTAGCAAAATTAAATATGCTACGTATTCAAAAAGAACAACATAAAAATGTACAACAACAAATTGATACATTGAAAAATGATGTGAGTGAAATTAAAAATTTATTGCTTAAATTATTGGAAAAATAAAATGGAACCTATTGTGATTGATGACTTTATTCCTGAGATATATCAGGACTCAATTTATCATTTGTTGAGTGGTAGCGAATTTAATTGGACATTTGGTGATTATTCTGTGAGTGCAAAATCATTAGAAGATTTGTATCAAATTGATGAACCGTATCAAGAACATATTCAGATGAGACATCGTTTTGTAACAGATAATGAGATTATGAGTCCAAACTTCCAATATATTACACCATTATTAGGTGAATATGTTAAAGCAACAGGAAAAAATATTAAAGGTATGTATAGAATAAAAGCAAATCTTTTAATATCACAACCTGGACCACAAAATCAATATCCTCATGCGGATGGTATGGAGGTTGAGAATGGGGTATTGGCAAGTATAGGAAAAAAAACACTCTTATATTATGTTAATGATGCAGATGGTGATACCGCATTTTATAATGAAAGATTTGATGGTTCAAAAATCGGACAAATTAAAAAAGTGCTTTCAGTAACACCAAAAAAAGGAAGAGCAGTCATTTTCGATTCTAATCAATTACATGCGGCATCATGCCCAAAAGATTCCAGATATAGAATGGTAATTAACTGTGTTTTCTTTGAATAAATAAGAGATATTATAAAGAAGAATAACAATGGCAAATAATATATCACAGATTTCATATAGTAACACGTTTGGTAATTGGATTACTACGACAAACTTGTTAGCCAATGAGGTTGACGGAATAGGTTTCGGCAACTGGACTAAGACATCAGGAAGTATCTCTATTCAAGCACCAGGTACAGGATTGTCTGTATCTAATACTGCTTTGTTCACAGGAACTGTTCAAATAGGTACTGTAGGTATCACACAAACGAATGGTTCTATTGTTATTCCTTCACCTGTTACGACATATAACGTCAATACAACAACGATTTTAGTAACAGGAAACACTTCTTTAGCAAACGTCAACACAGGTACTTGGCAAGCAAACGTCATTGCTCAACAATATGGTGGTACAGGATATAGTAGTTACGCTAATGGTCAAATTCTAATTGGTAATCATACTGGTGGTTTATCTGCCGCAACAATTACTCAAGGTTATGGTATTAACATTACTAGCGGTGATGGATTTATTACTATCACTAACCCAGGTATTTTAGGAATTACAGTACAACCACCGCTACTAATAACAACAACTTCACAATATTCAGCACTGTCACTAGCAACATCTGGTGTAGCTAACGCAACATATATTCATCCTAGTTCAATTACTGTTGACCAATTTGGTAGAGTTTCATCTGTTTCCAATACTGCGTTCACAACAAACTTCAGTTATAGTAATACTTCAAATACACTTGATTTATCAACTAGTGGAGTTACAGCAGGTTTTTATGGTAGTAATACACAAGCAGTCAACATACAAGTTGACGCATATGGCCGTATTAAGACTCTATCAAACGTATCGATTGTTCAAACAGATATAGAAAATAATACAACAAACGCTTCTTACTATCCTCTTTTTTATACAAGTGCTACTAACGGTACGCTTCCTCACGTATATACTTCAGCATCGAATTTTATATTCAATCCTGGTACAGGAACTTTAACAGCAACAACATTCTCAGCGTCTTCAGATGAAAGATTGAAGACTGATATTGATACAATCAGCAATGCATTGGATATTGTTCAATCGTTAAGAGGTGTAACATTCAACTGGATAGATAAGTCTCTTGGTGATAAAAGAAATATAGGTCTCATTGCTCAAGAAGTTGAAAAAATTATTCCTGAAGTAGTTACATCAGAAAAATACAAATCAGTTAACTATGGAAGTATTGTTGGTATTTTAGTGGAAGCAATCAAAGAACTCAAAGCAGAGATCGATGACCTAAAAAAATCTAAGGAATAACAATGCCAGCAGGATACCAAGACATATATCTTGAACAAGGTACAGACTTCAATAGAACAATTACTCTTGCAGATAATACAGGAAATTCATATAACCTTTATGGATTTTCTGTTTCATCACAATCAAGATTATCGTACTACTCACAAAATACTGCAATATATTTAAATTCAAGTATTACAGATGCCGCAAATGGTGTCATAACGATTTCTGCAAGTTCAGCTAATACTGCAAATATTCAATATGGCATTAGTAAATTAGTATATGATGTTATTATCACTGACACTTTTGGAACAAAAACTCGTGTTTTGGAAGGTGTCATTTATATTTCACCATCAGTAACACAGTAAAAATGACAGACATTTATGTACAAGTTAGTCAACCTAACACTATTGGTGTTTCTATTAATTCTGGAACAAATCCAACTGTTGTAACAAGCACGGCTTCATTTATTGGTGCGGCCGGAATTGAAGGTATGCTTAATACTGCATTTACGGTTGCCAACACTGCCTTAGCATATGCAGAAGCCGCGGTTGCAAATACTGCGGCCGCAGGCCAATTGATATCATCAGGTGGTACTATTGGTGGAAATCTTATCATTCAAGGAAATATACAAACAAATAATGTTTTAGCGAATAATGTGACATTTAGTCAAGAACTTTATGGGTCAAATGAGACTTTTGACGGTGGTACTTTTTAATAAATAAAAGAATAAAATAATTACAAGGGATTAGAAAATGGCTATCTCAAATACAAGTTTGCTAATTAAACGATCTACTGCAACTTCGAATCCAGGCACATTAAAAGCTGGTGAATTAGCATACTCATACGTATCTAATACATTATTTTTAGGTACGTCAGGCGGAAATGGTGTTGTTAACGTAGGTGGTTTATTATATACACAGACTATCGATGCCGCAACAAACTTAAATACAGCAGGCACTTTAGTTAAACGTGATTCAAGCGGAAACTTTGTTGCAGGTACAATTACTGCAACATTAGCAGGAAATGCTAACACAGCAACATATTTACAAAACCCACAGAATTTTAGTATTACTGGTGGTGATATTACTGCATCCGCAGTATCGTTTGGTGGTAATAACCCTGTAGCATTAAACGCTTCTCTTAACGCAGTTACTGGATTAACTGCTGGTTATTATGGTGGTGCATCTCAAGGAACTACAACAATCCCTGTAATTCAAGTTGCCGCTAACGGTCGTGTAATGTCTATTTCTAATACGACAGCGACATCATCATTCAATATTTCTGATGGTACAAACAGTAATACAATTTATTCTGGCGCTACATTATATTATCAAGGTACTGGTGGTATTACAACAACAGTAACAAATAACACAGTAACACTTGGTACAAACACAACGATTGCTCGTACAAATACAGCAGGTCTTGGTGTTCAATCTT